TTTAAGAATAGATTGGATTAATTTATTTGGAACCTCATAAGTTGAACCAAAGTCTTTAACTTCTGTAATTAGTTTCTCTTTTGTTTGAGAAGAAAATGATGGATTAATTATAGTTGAGTCTAAGAAAAGAAACATATGTTGCTTTAATTCGGATGGCTTTACATCTACTTTATGTTTTTTCATAAAGAATTCTCTTAGAGATACAACTATTTGATTCATAATATAATCAACATGAGTTCCACCATCATATGTCTCTGTTGAGTTGGCAAAACTTACTTGTTGAAATCCATTATCGGAAAGAGCAATTCCAAAAGACCAATTTTTATCTTTAGATGATTCAAAGAAATAATCTTTGACATATAATTTTATGTAATCTTCAAATGAATTAAATGAGAGCAGTTTTCCATTGAAGTGTATTTTAAGATGTGTATTACAAGCTGCTAAATCATAAACTCTTTTCTCTAACATTTTAAAATGGTCATCATCTATTCCTGTTAGTGCAAACTTTTCAAAATCAGTCATAAATGAAATCTCTGTGTATCCTTTTTTAGAAGCACTAATTATTGGCTCTGTTCTTTCTCTCATATTATTTGAGAAAGTTTGAGTGAAATTATTTTTACCATCACAAGTTGAAATAGTAAATCTTTTTGAATAGATATTTGTCAAAGTAGAACCAACACCATTAGTTCCTGCCCAACTTCTGGCTTCTGAATCATCAAAGTTAGAACCAGCTTTTAGATTCGAAAATATCATTTCTGGAATCCATTCTTTGTGTTCAGTGTGTTTGACAACAGGAATTCCACCATTATCCCAAATGGTAATTGTATTTGTACTTCTATCTATAGTTACTTTAATTGAATTTAATTTACTTCCTTTTCTTTTAGACTCATCAACCGAGTTAGTGATAATCTCATCAAATATCTTTAAAAAGCCAGGATTATAAGTTACTTCTTTTAGTTGAACACCTTCTTCTGAAATTAACCATTTGTTAGAAGTATGTGGTTTGATTGAACCGATATACATACCAGGTCTTAAAATTACATGTTCAATATCGTCAAGTTTCTGAAACTTCTTATCAAGTGACATATTTTTTTTTAATTTTTAGAATGTATATAGTAAAAGTCAAAAATTGTTTTATACGAAATAAATTGACTATAATATATATAACAAAAAAATAGTAATTATGAATAGTTTAGTTAAATGTTACGAAGCAGATGGTGAGATTACTTTATTGTTCGAAAAGAATATAAATTCATCCTCAGAATCGAATAATTTTTCAATTTCATCGGGTAGTATTCTTTCTATAAATTTTGATGGAAATAAAATTGTCTTAATTCCTGGTAACGTTACCGTAAGACCATTGGTTATAAATTGCACAGTCGAAGATACTAATGCTGGTATTAATAATTTCTCAAGAATAGTAGCCAGAGAGTTAAATTATAAAGTTTTTAATTCACCGACCAATTTATGTGATTATTATTTACAAAACCAATCAACTGATTTAGATGGTAAATTATACTATGATGCCGTTGATTGTAATTTATACTATGATTCACTTGGTCAGCAACCAGCTACCGATTTAAATGGTAATTTACTAGCTTATATAATCGATGAAAATTTGTTAGTAGAATCAGAGGGTTTAGTAAATGGTAATTGTCCTGGTTGGAAATTACCTGTTTGTTAATTTACATCGATTCAATATCATCCCAATTGGTATCACCTTTTAATGGTATTGGTGGGTTTACATCGAAATTTCTATTTAAGAATTCTTTTAATTCATTTTCAATATAATTATCTGGAACAACCATGTCTGGATCTTCCTTAGACATTCTATTCGATAAATCAAAAGAGAATTGTTGTAAGACTTCTGGTCTTATTGCTGCTACTAATCTATCAGAAACAACGAATGCTCTTGTAAAACGGTCTTTAACTGGAATCTCACCTTCAGCCACTTTCATTGAGCTATCAATAAAACTTTTTAGAAATCCTTCGTAAGAATGTGATGAGTCTTGTAATATCGGAGCTAATATTTTGTTAAATGCTCTGGTGGATCCAAATATCATTCCAAATATTGCCGCTATAGGAAAGAAAGGAGCAAGTGCCATAGGAAGTATTCTATGTATAGCTTTAACAATTCCTACTTTTAAATCTGTTCTTTTTTTAGCGACTTGAGCATCTAAGAAAAGAGCTCTTATCATACCAAACTTAATTTCTTTACCCTGTGTTCGTAAATAGTCAGATAAGTGTCCTCTATGTGCAAAATAAAGATGACGATTGATTTCATCTTCATCTGTTATACCAAGTCTCTGTAATTCAGCTTTGAAATTATCGTCAAACTTCTCTAAAATAAGAAACTGGTCATACTTATTAAGTCTTTTCATAATCTATATATTAATTATTTAATATTAATTTAACATTTTAAAATCCTTTATAATTTTATTTTTTAGTCGATTCCATAAACTAAGATACTTTTTTACAGAATAAATAAGTTATGAAAATTCTATATGGAATTCAACTTAATGGCAATGGCCACATAACAAGATCAATTGAACTAATCAATAAACTAAAGTCAGTTGGATATGATGTTGATATTTTTTCTTCAGGTAGTAACTCTAATTTAGAACTTCCATTTAAACATAAACACTTTGATGGTTTGTCAATATTTTCAAATAAATCTGGTTCAATTGACTGGAGAAAAACAATAAAACAAGCTAACATTATAAAACTAATAAAGGATTCAATGCAAGATGTAACTGAATATGATTTAGTTATATCTGATTTCGAACCTATATCTGCCTGGTCTGCAAAAAGATGTGGTGTGAAATCTTTAGGAATTGCTAATCAGTATTCATTGATATCAAATAAAACACCTAAAATTAAAGGTATATTCTCACTGCAATTCATAAGAAATTTTGCACCTTGTGATGAGTATATTGCACTTAGCTATGAAAAATTTGACGATTTTATTTATCAACCGTTTATATCTGACTACTTTTTAAATAGTGAAATTAATGATAAGAATTTCTTTTTAATTTATTTACCATCTTATAATTTAGATTATATACTTAACCAATTATCAGAATTTAAAAAACATAAATTTAGAGTTTATTCTAATGAAGGACACTCAAATGAATCGAAAAATATAAAAGTTATAAAACTAAATAAAGAGAAATTTCAAAAAGATTTAACTAATTGTAGTGGTGTAATAACAGCATCTGGATTTTCAACAACATCAGAGGCTTTAATATTAAACAAAAAGTTGTGGTCAATTCCTATTCAAAGTCAGTATGAACAATTATCTAATTCTTTACTATTAAAACATATGGGTGTTTTTACGGACAAGTTTGATAGTGTTAACTTAAAAAATTGGCTAGTAAATTACAAAAAAGTTGATTACAAATGGGAAAATCCAATAGAGGATATTCTATTAAAAATTAAAAACATATATGAAGGTTAGAACATTATTTATATCTGATGTTCATTTAGGAACATCGAAATGTCAAGCAGATAAACTACTTCAAGTTCTAAAAGACTATGAATTTAAAGAGTTGGTTATAGTTGGTGATTTTATAGATTTAACATCACTCAAAAGAAAGTTTTATTGGAAACCTGACCATTCTACTGTAATACAAAAGATTCTAAGAGCATCCAGAAAAGAAACTAAAGTTACTTATATTTTAGGAAACCACGATTACTTCTTGAGAGGTCTGATAAAAGAAGATAATATAAACTTAGGAGATATTCTTATTTGTGATGAGTATTTTTATCAGACATCTAAAGGAGAAAAGATTTATATTTGTCATGGTGACCAATTTGATGGCTTTATTAGACTACATCCTTTCTTATATGTTTTAGGTGACTGGGCTTACGAGATGAGTTTTAAAATTAATAAATGTTATAATAAACTTAGAAAAGTATTTGGAATGGAATATTGGTCACTTTCACAATATCTTAAATCGAAAGTTAAAAATGCTATTTCATTTATTAATGATTTTAAGATTCTATCAATAAAAAAAGTTGAAGAAGTAAATTGTGATTCAATTATGATAGGTCATATTCACACACCAGCAATTGAAAAAATAGGTGAAAAAACATACTATAATACAGGTGATTTCTGTGAGAGTTGCTCATTTTTATATGAGGATTTAAGTGGTGATATCAAACTTGTTATATTAGATTAGATAAAAACAAAAATAAGTTTTTACTATATACGAGTTATGATGACAGAAAAAAGTATATCACAATTCTTATCCGATGAGTATAAAGAGTTTGCAATGTATGTTATTGAAGGTCGTGCAATTCCTTCTGTAATAGATGGATTCAAACCAACTCAAAGAAAGATTATACATATTGCTAACCAAATCTGGAGAACCGGAAATGAAAAAACACTTAAAGTATTTCAATTAAGTGGTAAAGTTGCATCTGATTGTTTTTACCATCACGGAGATGCTTCACTTTCGAATGCCATTATTACAATGGCTCAAAGATTTAAGAATAATGCTCCTCTTTTAGAAGAAGAAGGACAATTTGGTTCTTTGAGGTCACCACAACCAGGTGCTCCTCGTTATATCGGAACTAAACTATCCGAGAATTTCAGACTTATTTATAAAGACTTTGAACTATTAGATTTTAAAGAAGAAGAAGGTGAGGTAATTGAGCCACATTATTTTCTTCCTATTGTTCCAACAGTTTTATTAAATGGATCATCTGGAATAGCAGTAGGTTTTGCTTCTAACATATTAAATAGAGACATTAAAACTATTATCGATGCCTGTCTTAGAGTTCTTAGTGGAAAAGAACCAGGTGAGATTAAACCATCCTTAAATGGATTCACTGGTGATTACATTCAAGATACTGAGAATTTAAAAAGATGGATAATTAGAGGAAAGTTTGTAAGAGCAAATACATCTACTGTCAAAATAACGGAACTTCCACCATCGATGACGTATGAAAAGTATGAAGATATTTTAGATAAGTTAGTTGATGATAAACTAATTGTTTCTTATGATGACAATTGTAAAGATAATATTGATTATACTATTAAATTTACAAGAGCTGATTTAGAAAAAATGGATGATGAAAAATTGGTTAAACTCTTAAAATTAGAAGAATCATCTACTGAAATATTTTCAACATTAGATGAATTTGGTAAGTTAAAAATATTTGAATGCACTCAAGAGATAATTAAATACTTTGTTAATTTTAGATTAGAATATTATCATAAAAGAAAAGCTTATCTACTTGAAAGAATGAATAGAGATTTAAAAATTCTTTCAAATAGAGGTAAATTTATTAAAGCAATTTTAGATGAAAAACTAAAAGTCAATAATGTTCCTAAAGCTGAAATTATAAAAGGTATAGAAGAAATGTCACTCGATAAAATTGATGACTCTTATGACTATCTACTCAGAATGCCAATCTACTCACTTACAAAAGAAGTTTTTGATAAATTGAAAGCTGACTTTGTTGAAAAGAAAACAGAGATTCAAAAGATGGAAGAAACAGATCCAAAGGATATGTATATTCAAGATTTAAACGAATTAAAAAAGAAATTTAAATAATTAGATAAAATAAATGAGTTAGGTCTTTAAACTAGTTTAAAAAAAAATTTTGACTTATTTGAAATACTCAGAAGTAGTAACTATTCTATTTACATAAATAGTTTTATTCTTATCAATAATAAACTCACTTAAACCTATATGTGTCTTATTCTTAGGATTCCAATCATAAGTATAACCTAATTGACCCCACGGATACTGATTGTAAAGGTCACACTGATAGTATCTTGAAATACGATTTTCATTTATCCAATCAATGTGTTCTTTAGAAGTTCCTTCTGGAAAACACAAATCACAATTACCATCCCAAATTTCTTTATCAGGACAAGGTCTGAAAAGGTCTACCGGTCTAACCCAAAACTCAACAAAGTAGGAATACTTAGAAGTAGGTGGCAATCCCAATAACTGAATTAATCTTAAGTTAGTATCTTTAGGAGATTCTAATTTAATTCTTTCTTTTAACTCAGGTGCCGTTGTTACCCAAATGTTATAAGAACCTGTGTTAAAAATAGTATCTTTTTGATAAAAACTCACATTTTGTTTCCAAGTACATACTAAAATATATTCTTCTCCATTAATAGTCTTTCTAATAAGATTAGTATTAGAATCATTAATTTGTACTAAATCATAAGAGATTTTAGAACTATCAGGTCTGATAGAATTAATCATAGATTTCTCATAAAGTTCTCTATTTGTTTGACTTGTAACTTTACAACTTACCAAAAGTAAAGTTATTACTGCGAATAATATATTTTTTAATTTCATTAGTTATATATTAGTTTTAATAATTAAATAAATTACTTCCGATACATATTTTTGTAATTTTACTATTTCTTCTTTTTTATTATTTATATTTTCCATATATTTGTATCCTTATTATGGTGTTTTTATTTATGGAAAATCAAAAAATAGACTATAAATGGTTAAAGGAAAGGAATCTGATACTCTATGAGGTCATATCTGGATCAATTGCCTATGGAACAAATCTACCAACTTCTGATGAGGATAGGAGATATGTTTATATACTACCAATAAGTTATATTTTATCTGGTAATATAGTTGAACAGGTAAATGACGATACGAATGATGTAGTTGGATATGAAATAGGTAGATTTCTTAGTCTGATATCATCTGCTAATCCAAATTTATTGGAACTACTTAATATGCCAGAAGATTGTGTTGTTTATAAAAATCCAATTTTTGATTTGATACTGGATAACAAAAGTAAATTTTTAACAAAAAAATGTAAAAACTCATTTGCTGGTTACGCACATGCTCAGATTCAAAAAGCAAAAGGTCAAGATAAAAAACAAAACTGGGAAAAAGATAAAGTAACTCGTAAAACACCTTTAGATTTTTGTTATATCTATGATTTGTAAAGATTTATACGCTCTTTACTATGATAGAAGCATTGGAAGTAGTGCTAAATTTAAAGGAATAGCCTTTGAGGATTCTAATGAAGTTAGATTAAGTTCAATAGATAAAGAATTTGAGGGCTCATTTATGGGTTATGTTTCTTATAACAAAGATGGATATTCACAACATTGTAAAGACTATCTTTCTTATCAAGAATGGCTAAAAAATAGAAATGAAGCTCGTTGGATAGATGTCACTTCACACGGTCAAAAAATTGACGGAAAAAATATGATGCACTGCAAACGTTTAATGGAAATGGCTAAAGAAATAGGTCAGGGTAAAGGTATTATTGTAAGACGTCCAAATGCTTCAGAACTTATTGCTATCCGTAAAGGTGAGGTTGATTTACAGACTCTAATTGACCAAGTTGAAGAGGAAATTAAAGAAGTTGATAAAATTTTTGAAAATTCTTCAATTCCGGATAAAATTGAAGACAACTTTATTACTACTCTTTTACTAAAAATAAGAAAGAATTTTTATAATATATAATTTTATGATAATACTAGCATCCTCATTTTTTTTTATACTTGGTCTTTATATTGGTTTGAAGGTTTCAAATTTCTTGTTTGAGAAAAGTCAAAAGTCAGCTCAGGAAAAAGTCCTTAATGATATTAATAATGTTTATAAAAAACTATTAAATTCTTTTCTGAATGGTAAAGTTAAGTTCAAAAGTAGAGTGAATCAAATCTGCCATCTTTTATCTGAAATCGATGATAAAGGTATTGTAGAGGTGGCTTATTTTTTAGATAAAAAAGAAGTTGCGATATTTCAGAATGGTGTATGTATACACACATCTGAGTTAGTTGAAAAAGAAACTTTATTCAAAATTTCAGAATTTATTGAATCTGCTTTCATCAAAGAAATAAATGATGTTGTAAATGTACTAGGTTTAGTATTGTCAAAATCAGAATTTGAAAAGAATTTCAACATGAAATACGATGATTTACAAAGGGTCAAAGAAAACTTAAACTTATCAGAAATTGATAATATTGTTTCGGAAAATTCTGTTAGATTTGATATTGATGAAATCTTAGATAAAATTTCCGAATACGGAATATCTTCTTTAACTATTGAAGAAAGATTATTTTTAGATAATTACTCAAATGAAAAGAGAAATTAATGTAAGTCCGTGGAATCACATCACTACCACATCTAAAATCAATTATTACAGTTTAGATAATTATTTGACCATTTTGATAGAAAAAGATGGTGAATATTCTTTTTTGGTAGAAGAGGAACAAAAAATATTCGATATATCTCAAATGCCTATTTATATCAAAGAGGATTGGATAAAATATAATAAAAAATCCTTATCTTTGTCACTATTGAATGAACAAATAAAAAAATTAACAAATGATTTTAATCAATTTGAAGATGAATTGAGTTTATTGAAATCATTAAGAAGAGAACTTATTATAAAAGGTATTATATGAAAAATAAAAAGCTTCGCAAAATAGAGGATGATTTTGCACCAGTTGGTGAAAAAGATTGTCAAATGAAGTGTGAGAGAAGAATTATTATGACACAAAATGGTCCTGTCATTGTATGTCTTGGTTGTAAAAGAATAGTAATGGATAATCGTGACAAAGATGAGTTATGTTAGTAAAATATTGATTATAAACATTGTTGCATTTGGCATTTTAAATTTTTTATCTATCTATGGTTTATACTTTGATAATATATTGGCTCTTTATCCAGTTACCTCTAATTACTTTTCACCATACCAATTAATATCTCATCTTTTTATTCACGAAAACATAGATCATCTTTTTTTTAATATGTTTTTCCTTTTAGTTTTTGGTACTGAAGTAGAGAAATTTTTAGGAAAAAAATTTCTATCATTTTATTTATTTTCAGGTATATTTAGTTCTGGATTATACTGCTTAGGTGTTGATGGTGCCATCATAGGTTCATCTGGTGCTGTTTTCGCTGTAATGTCAGCTTCAATTTTTATTTCATTAAGAAGTGAAAGATACAAAAAATTAGTATCATTAAAACTTATAAATATAATTTCTATCTCACTAATAATACTTGAGTTTTATTATGTTATTGTAGGAACCAATGACAATATTGGTCATTGGGCTCATATATTCGGTTCTATTTTTGCTATAATTTATCTATTAATAAATCATTATGATTTATTCAAAAAAAATTCATAATAAAACAAACTATATCATAAACTTTTTACTATCTTTGTAAAATGAATATCGACTTGGTCTCTAATAATATAAATAATATAGTAAAAATAGGACTTACTAATGGCGACTCACTTGAAAAGATTATGGTCGATTTACAAGTTAGAAAATTAAATATTTCAAAATTACTTAGCAAAGAAAAGACAGACTTGACTTATTTAGCAAATATTCCTTTTAAATATATTTGTTTAGAAGAACTTGATATTACACATAGAGGACTTTACGCTCTGTATTTCATCATTGTTGCTAAAGAAAAAATTGAAGATTTATTTTGGATGAAAGACAATAGTCATAAATTCCAAAACAAAACGCTAATTGAGCTACATAATTTAATTGAATTTAAAAAAAAATTAAAAACTAAATCTAAATCATCGTAATGGCACCTGAAAAAATAGAATCATTTATTGATAAAAAAATTTTAGAAAAGTTTTCAGACTCTTCAAATAGTATAGAATCAACAATAAATTATTTATATGAAAATATAAACAAGTTTTCAGCGCGTGATAGTTACATTAATGTTTCTTTATCTTATTTAATAAAAAACTGGGATGTTATAAATTTCAAAAAAAAATACACTACTTATTATGTAATTTACGCAAAAAAAAGAGTGAAGGATTTAGAATGGTGTAAAGAAAGAACAAGTGATTTAATTAAGGAAAACAAAATTTTTTCATTATTGTTGTTTAAAGAGAAATTAAAAAAAACCAGTCAGAATCAACAATCATGAAACATCATGATATCCTTAATATATTAATTTTGGCTTTTATACCAATCTTTGAATCTGAGTATTGCTTCTTGTAAGTTTTCTACGAAATTAAAATCTGTTAAAAACTTCCCGAATTCTTCAACGTAACCCTCTTTAGATTCGTCATTTGCGTTTTTAAGGAATTGCCAATTAAATGATAGTTGTTGTGGTGTTTTAAATCCAAAGAAACTTAATACTTCTTTTTCTAACTTGACGGCTTCTGAACCATTCCAGTTGTGCCCAACTGCAATTACTCCAGCTTCTTTATTCTTAAGTAAGTTGCTCTCACCAAGTGTTGTGTGTCTGTTTTCAAGCCAAGTTAATCTCTCAATAAGTGATGTGTAAATAGCATTCATCTTACCCCATCTGATTGATCCAAAGAAAATTACTATGTCTGATTCAAAAATAGCATTTGCTACTTTATACATTTCATCAGACTTGTTATTAAGCGATGCCCAACATCTTATATGTCCTGTTGGATTTTTTTCTTTATCTTTAAGTATAGCATCTTTTAATCCACAAGTATTTCCTCTTTTAGTTGAAACATTACCTTCACAAGCAAATATTTTAAGTTTTGCGACATTCATAATTTGACATCTATCATCTCCCAATTTTTTCATAATTTCTTCAGCAATGATAGAAGACTTTGGAAGCTCTTTATCACCAGACCATCTATTCGATGTGGTTAAGAAAAGAATCTTCTTTTTAGGATTCTTTTTTAAATAGTTATAAAGTCTTTTTAATTCGGTCATAATCTATATATTAACTTTTTATCTATTTATTTTAATTGTAAGTAAATATGACAATATGACATAAATTATATTTTGGTCTATAATTTGACAATATGTAAGAAAAAAAACTAAAACTATGAGAAAAATTTATTTATTTGACCTATCAGATCTATTTTCACTAACATCTAAAAATATGTTTAGTGACTTTTCTAAAAGCGACGATGAATACTTTCCAAAAGATAATGATAGTCGCTACAACAAAACTATTGAAGAAACAGAATCTGATACCCACATTATTAAAAAAGAAACTTGGGTTAGTACAGATGGTAGATATAAATTCACCAGAACTTATTCTGAAAGTAAAAATCAAAAACCAAAAGTTGATGTTAAAGTGCTTGAATCGGCTTTAAAAGAAGCAATTGAAAAAGAAGAGTTTGAAAAAGCAGCTCAATTGCGTGACCAAATCAAAAAATTAAAATCATAAAAAAGAGGACTTTAAGTCCTCTTTATTTAATATTTATAAGCCCTGGGTATTTACTTAATAAACTTTGTGAAATAGAATCAGGAATAGCCGAAGGTGGTTTTGTGTTTCTTTGAAACTTCCAATGTAGTGATTCCCAATCTTTTATTTCTTGACTTAGCTTCATTAATGAATCTTCCTCTAAATTAATTTCCTCTATTTTGATTTGAATTAATTTTTCTAACTCTATCAAATCTGATTCTTTTTGAAGAAGGTCTTCCTCTTTTCTTCTTAATTCCTTAGATAAATTTTCTAATTCTTTTTCTTTATCAGTAACTTTCTTTAAGTCGTCATCAATTTTATTTTGTAAGTCGGCATACTTAACATCTAAATCCTTAGCAGATTCTAAAACACTCCTATCAAAGTTTCTTTCTTTTTCATTTAAGTCTTGTAGTTTATCTTCTAAACCTAATTGCTTCTCAGTAAGCTCTCTTGATCTTGACCTTAACTCATCCTCCTTTTTATCTAAAGATTTCAGCTCTGATTTATGATCCTCTTCTCTTTTCTCAACTCTTTTTAAACGAATATCAATTTCTTCTTCTTTATCTTTGATTCTCTTTTCTCTATTATTAAGGTCAATTTCTTTCCATTCAACTTCTCTTACTTTAGATTCATCGATAGTTGAAACTGGTCCTGAGTTTTGTTGAATAGATGAAAGGACCATTTCTTCAATAAAAGGAACTAATTTTTTATGAAACTGAGTAGGTGTTGGAAACTTATTAGCCCGCATATGTGTTAATAATTCACTCTTCCAGTCTACGACTTCAAAAAATTCCGGATTATTATCGATGATATCTTTATCAATTGGAATAATTTCGGATTTTACTGTGTAGTTATACTCTTGAAGTAAAGTTCCAACTTTAAGTATAAAGATTTTTTTATCTGGACTTAGATACTGGAATTCTTTGACTACTTTATGTTTAATCTTCATTTTAAAAAATATATTTTAAGTTATATATAAAGAACCAGTTTTTTTGTTTATATTTGTAAAATGATATCTTTAGATAAAGAATATAATAAAATTGTTAATCTTACTAAATTCAATGTTAATTTCAGTAAGTATGTGGATAGTTGTGACCTTTTAAAACAAAGTCCAGACTATATTCTTGAGAAATATAATCACTGGATTGGATTTGAACCAACGGTTGAAAGTAAGTTATACACACCAGATGATATGACCGACTTTTTCAATAAATATTGGAAAATGTGGAGAAAGTACAATAATGGACCAAACACAAAAGATATAAATCTTAAATTAAAAAATATTTTGATGTATCTTTACTCAACTCAAAATTTGAGTATAGTATTAATGTCTGAGAAGTTTGAGGAATACATTGGTTCAATGAGCATGATATCAGATGATCCAGATAAACCGGGATTACACCATAGAACAAATAAATTTGTTGATGAAATCTTAGATGGAAATAAAAACAACATCAAAGTTGTTTTAAGAAATATGAAAATTGATAATATAATAGTATGAAATATCAAGATAAAAGATTTGCAAAATACCAAGAAAAACAAAGAGACGGTGAAGTCGGATTTTGGTCACAGAGGTCAGAAAGACAGATTCGTAGAGAAAAACAACAACGATTAACTTTATTTTATCAAAAGTTTTTGATTACAAAAATTGATAAGTATTGGTGGAACAATCTCAAAGAGTCAGATAGAGAAAAAATTATGTCACTTTATTCTCTACAAGAAGATGCTGTTTCATCTAAAGATTTAGATAGATGGTATTCAGAACCAGTATTTGATAATTGGTCTGAGTGGTTTGATTATATCAAGACAACTTTTAAACCAAATAAAATCTCATTAAGAGAGGATAAACTCAAAGTATTAGGAATATAATAAGTAACAATTAAAAACAAAATAAAAAATGAAAACAATTAAATTTATCTTTTTGGCTTTAGTAGCCGCAATCACAATGACTTCTTGTACTGAGAACTACTCTAATGGTGAACGTATTGGTATGATTACAAAATTCTCACAAAAAGGACTTGTTTGGAATTCCTGGGAAGGAACACTTAACACAACTCAAACAGGTATGAACTCCGCAGAACCTTTTCACTTCTCTGTAGATAATGATGTCAATGATGAAAAAGTCATTAAGACATTAGACTCAGCTGCAACAAATGGTTGGAAAGTAAAAATTAAATATCACGAAACATTTGGTAAAAACTGGTTATCTAATCGAGGAGAAACTAATTACTTTGTTAAAGAAGTAGAAGTATTAGATAAAAACCCAATTGGTAATCTTTTCGGTGATGATTCTAAGAAATCTAAAAACTCTGATTGTGATTGTAAAACCGGTGGAAAAGTTATTGACACCATTTATGTTGTGATTGATAGAAGTAAATAATTATGAGAAAGGGAGACAAACTTATTTGCAAAGAGACGGTGAATAATATCTTTGGGATGCCCCTCTTTGAAAAAGGTAAAGAATATGAGGTTCTTTACATTGATAATGAATCATTGAAAATAATGGTCACTCTTAACCATAATCTATATGGAAATGAATATAACAATTTTCCTATAGATTATATAAATAAAAATTTTAGTTATGTTGAAAGATAGAATAATAGAAATAGTTAAAAGTCTTACTTTATATACCGATAAAAATATAATGATTTGGAAGGAAGAAGATCCGAATCACCCAAACAGATCATTCAAAAGAAAGATGTTCTCAGAAGGTGAAGATGGGACTAAGTATGAGATAGAGATTAAATATCTTCTCAAAAATGATAACTGGGTAATTGACGATGAAGCTTCTCTTTGGATTAGAAACAATAAGCTACCAGATACCATGATGTTAGTCAGTTCATTCAGAAGTGATGGTGAGACACTAAAGTTAAGAAATTCAATCTTAACAAACTTCTGTAAAGATATGTCACCGTCGATTTCAGATGTAGAAGATACACTTTTAGAAATAGCTAAGGGAATAAGTCTATCTGAGTTTCGATCTGGTAGATTGTCTAACCTATTGGGAGACAAATAAACTAAGTAAAAAAATTTTATATAAAAATAAATAAAACCAATAAATTATGTTTACAATTTTAGCTACAAAAGAAGAAGTTTTTCACGATTATCCACAAGTTACAGAATGGATAGAAATAGCTGAGAAACTAACGGGTAAGGATATAAATGTTGATAAAGTTGAATTTTTATACTCTTATGGGTTTTTTCATCCGAAAGTAGAAGATAAAGAAAAATACTATACAGAATTATTTGAAAAGTGTTCTAAAATGGAATACAATCAAAGAGTCGAATTTGAATTGTCGAAAGTAAGAGTCGAATTAACTCTTAAAGTAGGACAATTTGTACTATCTAATAGAATTAAAGATTTTTTGCCTCAAATTATCAAAGATATTGTAAGTGAAATCACAAAAGTCAAAATGCTTGTTGAATTTGAGTACCATAATAATCAAAGTGTGAAAAATTCTATTCCAGATGTTGATAAATCAGTAGTTTCTTTCGAAATGATTAAAGACTTAGTCAAAAGTGATTACAATGTATCTCTTGATATTGATGATATACTTGACAAAATAGCTAACAATGGAATGAATTCTTTGACTATAGAAGAAAAAGAATTTCTTGATAAGAAAAGTAAAGAAATGTAATCAATGGAATTAAATAAAATATTTCACGGAGAATCCTTATCACTTTTGAAAGAATTAGATGATAACTCAGTTGATTTAGTTATTACTTCACCACCCTATGCTGACTTGAAAGTTTATATCGATAATCCAGGAATACTAGCTGATAATTATGTTGAATGGTTTTTACCTTATTGTAATGAAATCTGTCGTGTTATTAAACCGACAGGTTCTTTTATTTTAAATATCAATGACAAAGTAGAAGGCGGGTTTAGACATCCCTATGTTTTTGAACTGATTTCTGAAATTCATAAAAGAACAGATTTAAAACTATTTGAAAGGCTTTTTTGGAATAAATTAAAAAGTCTTCCCAATAAAAGTAGATTTGGTGATAGAGTTGAATATCTTTTTTGGTTCGCAAAAGAAAAAGGATTCAAATTTAATATCGATGAAATGAGAACGCCATATGCTGAGAAGTCTATTCAAAGAATGAAAAATCCTCTCATTAAGAGATTTGCTAGAGACGAACAAAATCAAACTAATAAACAATATAAGAATTGGGAACCAAATCCAAAAGGCGCACTTCCTACAACACTAATTAATATATCATCTGAGGCTAAAAGAATAGCAGATAATCACGTTGCTGTTTATCCAGTTGAGTTAGTTGATTATTTTATAAAAGGCTCAACTGATGAAGGTGATTTGGTTTTAGATCCTTTTATGGGAACTGGAACAACAGCCGTTTCTTCAAAAAAACTTGGTAGAAATTTTATTGGATTTGAGAAACAAATAGAATACATAGAGGTTGCTAACAAAAGAATTAAAGATTATGTTGAGAATAACTAAAGAAACACCAAAAGTTGTTAGTATCAAATGGTATACTAAAGATGAGGTTGATCCCGGTTACAATGGTAATGATATAGATAGTATTATTATCATCCCAGGAGTAACCCAATATCAACATATCTATTCTTCTGGCAACTTTTTGTGTTTTGATAGTAAGAGTAGTTATATAGGCGTTGAATTTAATTCTGTGGCGGATTTAGAAAGATATTTTATTCAATTAATGAGAGAAATAAAACTTAATCAAATCACAAATGTTAATGTTGATTTTGATACAAAAACTAAATAATATGAGTGTTCATTTACTGCAAAAGAACGATTAAATATTTTACAACCATCGATGAAATGAGAAATTCAAAAATTAACGAGATATTAGATGATAACTGAATATAAAAATTTTCTTACACAACAAGAGTGCGAAACACTAATAAGTTTAGGTGAATCTGGTCAACTCAGAGCCGGCACTACCACAGGAAATCGACTTGGTTATAGAAAGGCTAAAGTTAGGTGGTTCAATGACCACCCACTTGTAGATAGGATAAAATTAGAAGTATCAGAACTTGCAAATCTACCTCAAAAAAATCAAGAAGATTTTCATTTTGTTAAATATGAGCCAAATGGTGAGTACAAAGAACATCATGATGGGGCTTCAAGATCAAAGACCGCACTGATATACTTAAATAATAGTTTTGTAGGTGGTGAAACTTTTTTTCCGAAGGTTAATAATAAAATAAAACCAGAAACTGGCAAACTTATCATTTGGGAAAATTTAGATAGTGATGGTAAAGTAAATAAAGATAGTATACACGCTGGTTTACCAGTTGAGTTTGGTACAAAGTACATTGCGGTAATTTGGATAAAAAAATAAAAATATGAAAAAATACTTATCAGATAGTGAAATTTTAAATTGGAATGATAGACTGGAAAATACACCTTATCATGTTTTTCCAAAATATAGCACACATAATTCCTTTCCTGCTATTGTTTTTAAGCAAAGGCTTAAATATGGACTTGGCTCTTTTGGTTCTGATCCAGAATCAGAGGTAGTGACATTGGATCCACATATGAAATTTCAATTTTCTTTTTCGGTTGCTAAAAATAGAGTAGATAATTTCTTTCATATTTTTAATAAATGGTTCACAAATAAAATAGAGACAAAAACACTTTTTGTTGATAATAGTAATCGAGAGAAAATAGGTGATATTGAAGTATCAGACTCTATTATTAAATCAAAGAAACAAATTGACCACAAAGTAAAAGAAAAAGAGTACACTAAATTAACTTATGAATTTGAAGGTCACTTATCATCAATAATGGCTTATGTTATGTTTTTGGAAGATACAATTGAAATATTTTCTAAAATCTGGGGATATGATGAAGATGGAGGTGAACACACTTTAACTAGATTCTCAATTGGTGATATTGTTACAAAAGTTGGTGATCAATCAGAGGATTATCTTATTTTGGATTTTATTCCTCAAAAAAATGGAAAAGACTTTTCACTGAATTATGAGATTTGTAAGATGATCACTAAAGGTCAAATAATACAATATAGTCAGTCAGAAATTGTAAGAGAATCTGATATAACATGGTCTCGCAATAATCGCATTGATGATATTTTGAATTAATCTTTTGTTTATTTTAAATTTATTCTTATATTTGTAGGATGAATGAAAAGATAACAAATAAAACATTATTACAATTAGGTTTAATTGCTGGTATTACTATTCTTGCTTTCGCAGGAGTTAATGGTTGGGGTTGGTTAGTTTTTGCTTTACTTTGTACAATTTAATATGGATAAATGGACTAATTTACAATTTCGAGATTATCTCGAAGTAGAAAGAACGAATTGTTATTGGTTCTGGTATAAAGGAAAAATTACAAGAAAAAAGAATAGAGATACTGGAGAAATCTACGAGCAAAATCTTACAGCAACCTTTGAGTGGAATGGTCAAAGATTAAAATATGGATTTTATAATTGTCTTCATAAATTAACAGAAAATTATATGAGAGGTCTAAAAGAAGGAAAATACAACGGTCAAACCAAAGCTGAGTTTGAAAAGAATAAAGTTAGAGTTAGTGATATTTGGACTAAATCTGGCGGTGATGTAGATAAAGCAATAATACTCGCAAAAACACAAGCAAATCGAATCACCGATGAATGGAAGGCAATAAATCGAGCTATGAGCGCTAAAGAAATGGGTTATGAAGAAATCTTTGAGGTTTTCTTTCATAGAGCTTATGAATTGGGGTCTGTTTCTAAATTGGAATACCGTGAGTATAAATTAGAAAAATTAGGAATCTAATGATAGTTAAAACTAAATTTCTTTGTAAGAGAAGTAGTCACCAAAGCTCACCTAAAGGATTATCTTTGTCTAATATTCAATGGGAGGATAGATTTATTGAGGGAAAGTGGTATGATGGTGAATATGAGACTTGGTCTGATCAACTTTATAAATTAAATGGTGGTTGGCGTAGATACTGGGTCATAAATGAAAAAGGTGAAAAAGAAGAAATTTCAAAAGCACACATGAACGCTATCTTTGAAATGAACATTGATAAATTAAGAGAAGGTAAAATAAACGAAATACTAAAATAAATATGAGCGAAGAAACAAAACAACTAAAAGTATCTAAGGAGTTTGTTGATATTTTTAAAAATTTCAATGTCGTTAATGTAGTTGAAGATATGAAATTACTTTCTAAGAAAGAGTTATATCTATTATTAACTGTCTGTTTAGATAAGCATGATGATGAACAACCAACAGTTGTTTATAACTTTCAACCTTTCAGAGAAGAAGTAATGGAGATATTTGAAATTCAAGATGATAAAGAAACTCTAAATCCAATTCTTCAGATACTGATTGAAGAATCTGGTGATAAATACATTGAAACTGATAATATAGTTGATGTTTATGGTAAAAAACTACCTGACCCTTTGACTAAAGAAGAAGTAAGAGATGCAAAAATTAATATTATTAATGATAATAATTTAATATAATTTTCCTAAATTTGTAAAAAAATAATTATGCAAGAAGATATTCAAAACGAAAATGTAGAGGTAAGAACTGAACCAATAATCGGCAACTTCAAACCAAAAAGAAAATTCTTAAACTTTGTTTCTGCAGTAAATGGTGCTCGCATTCGTTTTATCAGAGACGTTGCCTTTATTAAAGGTGAAAAACTATCAGGTGTCTTAGAAGGTGTCATTCTTAAAGTAACAATCTGTGATGAAGGAACGATTAATTTTGAAGAACAAAAAGGTTCTAACTTAACAGATGAATCTATGATTAAACGTCTTATTGCGGATATTGATGATAAAGATGTAACTGGTTATGCGCAAAAATTTGTAGTAGCTGGTTTAGAGTTTAATGATATTAATGGTGACCGTTGCTATTTAGAAGTTGAACACGACAAACCAATTAATAAATTAAAGTCACTTTTTGAAGAAGAAGATAAAGTTGAAGTTTCTAAAAAAAGTTTGAGTTTACTTGATGATTTATTCGGTTCATCTGATGATGATGAAGTTGAAGAAGAGTGGGATGAAGATAACGCACTTTCAGAAGTTATGAATGGTGTGTTAGACGACCTTTCAGAAGAAGATGTTAAAACTATCGTTGAAGAAGTAGAAAATCCATCTACACCAAATGAGAAATTAAAAACAGCAGCAGAGTCTTATATGGAAGAGCAATTCCGTAAGATGAATGAGGCTAAGATTATAGAATTAGAGTATCGAATTGAAGAAACAAAAAAAGAAATCATTCGATACAAAAATGAAGCAAAACAAGCTGAATCAAAATCAGAAGAAAAGTCTGAAGCACTTGGCGTTTTAGAAACCAGATTAGAAAGCATGAAATCGGGTGATGAACCTAATGGTTATGTATTCTTTGTGTCTGAAGAACAAAAAGATATGGAGTCATTAAGTGAAGAAGAAACAAAAATCGCTCTTAAGATTTCAGATATTATGAAATTAAAAGGTGATGTGATTGTTAAGATGCTAACAGAGGGTTACTACAAAATCAAAATTGCTAAGGTTGATGATATTTCAAATCAAGACTTTGAATTAGACAAAGAAATCTATAATAAGATTATGACTTTAGATATCGATGGTAAGATGTCACTCACTGACAGTGAGTTTCGATACCGTGGTAAATTAAACTGGCATCAACTTGTCTCTAAAATGATTAAATCTGGATTTGCACAAGATGAAGAGTTTGATAAATTGTGTAACTCAAATTCTTATGAAAGTAAAGAAGAAGATAAATCAACTGAAATGGATTTAGGAAATGATGAAGGATTTGTAGATATCGGTAAAGGTGTATTTGGATCAAGTAATTAAGTAAATGGGTTTTACAAGATATTGGGAATTTGAATCATTAGATAGTGATAAGTTTAAAGACTTCTCTTCTATCTGCCAGACTCTTATAGATAGTATGAAAATTTCTTTAGAAGATGTGACCGTGAATGAGACACAGGTTAGATTTAATGGTGTTGATGAAGATGGTCATGAAACATTTAACTTTTCTTTAAATAAAAATGGTCTTAACTTTTGTAAAACACAATTAAAAATTTATGATGATGTTGTTTGTGCGTGTCTTTATACCGCTAAATTAATTTTTAGTGATAATATAAAAATAAATCAAGATTGTGATCCATCTGATGATGAAAATATAATAAAACAAGTCAAATCTATTCTAAGAGAAAATAAACTTAATAAAATTTTAAAATAAATATAATATGACAAAAGAAGAATTTAATAAAAAGTTGACAAGGTTCAGAAGATTGATTAAGGTTTATTACCTAAGATTATTCAAAACTTTAGGTAAAGAAAAAAAACTAACAAAGCCAAAAAGACTGACTGAGGCTGAAGATACGGTTTGTGAAATATTTCTTACTATCTTACACAATAAGGATAGTAAACTATATTACGATATACAAACTCAAGAATGTTACATAAGCTCTGGGGATAGAACACTTTTTGTTTTTCTTGAGTCATTGAATGTTAAAGTAATTAATTCGGTATTCGGATACGATGTTCATATTAGAGCTGACTTAGAAAGTTATTTACTTGATAAATTTATTCGTGAAATGTCAATTAGAAGAAATGCATTTAAGAAAGAAGTTCTTTCTAAAATAAATCACTCGTTAGACAGCACATTAGAAAAAATTAAAAACTTTGATATTAAACCTAAATCAAAAAAATAATTAGGTTTATTGATTTATAAATATTATATTTGTATAAATATTAAAAAATATGATAATTAAGAACATACACGAAAAATTACTTAATGGTATTCAAACCATGTTAATTGATACTAAAGTTAATTTACCTTACTATGGTGAGTTCAACCTACACGTTAATTTTCACGAACAAGATTCTATAGGAACTTGTGCGGTTAATGTTACATCTAAAGGAATGAACTTCTACTATTCACCAAAGTTTTTAGAAAATATGTCTCAGAAAGAAGTAAATTTTATTACTCTTCACGAGGACTTTCACCTTCTTTTTAACCATCCACGTAGAACAATTACAGGTCAATATGATCATAAATTGTCTAACATTGCTCAAGACATGATCATTAATCACGTTATCTGGGAGGATATTCCACACGCTTTTGTTGAAATTCCAAAATCACCAGATGGTAAAAATATGGCACTCTTTGTTCCAAAAGAATACACCGGAAAACTTATTTTCGAAGAACTATATGAGTGGTTAAAAGAAGAAAAAGATAAATGGCAAAAAGAGCAAAAACAAAACTCTCAATGTCAATCTTGTGGTGGTTCTGGTAAAAAACAAGATGGTCAACAACCAGGTGACGGTAAAGGTGAGAAACAAGATGATAAAGGTGAAGGTCAACAACCAGGACAAGATCAGAGCCAAAATCCTGGTGAAGGAGAGTCTTGTTCAGATTGCCAAGGAACGGGTAATGAGGGTGGTAAAGACTCTAGTGGTAAACCATCTTATGGTCCTTATGGTAAAAATCCATCTAAAGATGGTGAGTCACTTGATACTTGGTCTAAAGAACAAATTTTTCAAGACATGGAAAATGGAAATGGTGAGTATCTTGATAAGCACATCAACGATGATGTTCCTGAAGAAATGAGAGAAGGCATGGTAAAAGACGTAATGGAAAGATTAGCCGCTCGTGGATTATCAGCCGGTAATGTCGAACAAACTCTTAACAAACTACGTAAGAAACGCAAAGATTATTTACGTGAAATCAAAAGAGCGGTATCTAATATGATTTTTGGAACGGTGAAGGAAAAAACAATAGTAAAACCAAACAGAAAACAAATTTCTGGACTAAAAGGTAGTCGAAAAGTCAAAACAAAAATCAATTGTATATTAGATACATCTGGTTCAATGGGTGGAACTTTTGAGAGAGTGCTTTCCTACATCTACAGAAATGATATTGAAGTAAATCTTATTGAGGCTGACACAGAAGTGAAATGGATTCAGAACATTAAATCTAAGAAAAAACTTGAAACACTTGTTATCAAAGGTCTTGGTGGTACCATTCTTCAACCTGCTATTGATTTAGTTTCTGAGAAGTTTAATGAATATAACACCGTAGTTTTGACAGATGGTTATTGTGACTCCTTAGATCTTTCTAAAATTAGAGGTAGAGTATTAATGATTTCAATTGGTGTTAAAGTTCCAATATCTAGAACTAACAACAAAGTAAAACAAATTATGGTAGAAAATACCGACAAATAAAAATAAGTCAACTTCAAAGTTGACTTTTTTGATTATGATTTATGTACTAGAATTTGATATGAGTATTGATTATAAACTTGCATGGAATGTAGCAGCGAGAGCTACATTCCATATTTTTTATAATTTACCAAAATGTATGATATTATATCGACATAAATTGGCAGAAACATATTTATGGACTAAGTTCGGATGCAATCATCCAGATAAAATAATATTTGACAAATTAGATGGAAAAAATTTAATACTTTTTCACACTGATGTGTATATGCAAGACACACACAAAATAACAGATTTGATTGAATATTGTAATAATAAAAACATAGATATGTGGATACCATTTCCAAAAAAAAATCTTTGGAGAAATAATGAGCCACATATATCGATAATGCGAAATATTATCGATAATTACAACAACTTAGTTTATGACCTCACTGGGATGAATTACAGAAGTGAAAATGACATACCATTAATTATAAATGAAAAAACAAAATCTATTCTTCGAGATTTGAAATTAAAAAAACTTTTAGATTAGTATTCGATTTTCTCAACATCATCTAAATCAACATAGTATTCTCTACCGTCTATATCAACTGTGATTAAACCATCTTCATCTATATCAACTGGAGTGATTGGATCTTTCGGATCATTATCTGGATACTCTTTAACAATTGTAGAATAAATAACTCCTCTTTTCTTAATACATTTGATTATATCATCGATTGTGATAAGAGTTCCTTCTTCATTATTTTGCTTGAAATCTTCAAATAGTTTGATTCGTCTCATACTTCAAATATTTATTTAAGAAAATTATCAGCAAAATCATCAAATGATGATATATTACCTACTGATAATGTATCTGGTAAATTTTTTTTATATAGAATTTTATCAACAACAACAACATTTTTTAATAAAGAATTTGGTATTATAAATTCTTCACCATCAACTCCACCAGAAACTTCATAGTTTGATATGTCACTAATTGGTAAATCTATATAAGACAAAACTCCATCATATCCATAGACAAATGGTAAAGCTATTCCTTCTAAAGATGAAGTATAACTTGGATTTATACCCACTTCATTTGGTCTATTTCCTCTCCATAATCTGATATAACCATCTTTGACTTTAGGTAAACTTTTGATTATAAACTCAGAGGTTTTGTTATAGAAAACACTATTATTCTCATTCATTTTATTGAATAATTTAATCCATTTCATAAATTATATATTAAAAACTTAATATATAAAAAGTATGAAGTATATTAAAAGATTCAACGAAGAGCTTAAACCAAATACCTATATACAAGCTGGTTACAGATTAAGACAGCTACCAGGTGGTGGTAAAAAAAGGGCAACTCCTCTTATTGACTATGGATTAGAGAAGCAGTATGGTTTTTACAATATACATTGGGCTAATACCACAAATGTTATTGCTCAATCGGCTAAATTTACTAATCCAAAATGTGATTGTTATTTTGGTAGACCAAATTCTTCAGAACTAAAGACCTTTGATTACTCAGCAGAACAGATGGTTGAATATTGGGCAGCTGGTAATCAACCACTTTGTGTGACTTTTAATTTTACTTTTCAACCTGCTGAAGAAACAAAAGATAAATATGACTCCTGGCAAGAAATTAAAACATCTAATTTACCGATGTTTTCATTTCAAGTTTGGTTTAGTAATTGGGAAGAAGGATTAGACCAATATAATTGGGATTATGATACTGAAGAGCCAATGACTGGAGATGCGGTAGTTGATATAAATGGTATGTATAAATGGACAAATGAAGTTTTGATTATGAAGTCAAAGCCTGTTAAAAAGTATTATGCTAAAGAATATCCATATTTTGGAATATTTTCAGATAGAGCTTCTGCTCTAAAATTCAAAAGACAACTAAATGATTTAATATCACCACACAAAGAAAAGGTAATGGAACTACTTAGTTGTGTAAATGCTTCAGCTGACGACATAGAAGATTTTGAAGATAGAATAAATAAGATAAGTGTTAATAATCTTTTTTCAATTGACATTGATAAAAGTAGCCAATCGACTTGGTTTAGAGAAATATAATTAATAGTATGAAATATTTAAAGAAATTTAACGAAGAATTAAGACCACAGACTTATATGTCTGCTGCTAGAAAATTAGATAAATTAGGTCATCACGATAGAGCAAATGCTCTTAAAGATTGGGCCAAAGAAACTGAGAAAAAAGAAGAAATGATTAAGTGGCAAGACCGCATACAAGATTATTCTCCTTTTGGAACATTTAAGATGACTATAAAAAATCCAGAAAAAAGAAGTTGGACAGGAAAGGGTGATACACTTACTGGTGACTTTCACTTAGATATTAACTTTGATGAACTTGCATTTTCTGATGAACCTGAAAATGGAATCACTTTCTTTTTAGGACTTATTCCATCATCTGAAGATTTAATCTATCAATATATGGATCTTTGTCCTGACTATGATTTTGGAAATGGTTTCTTCTGGGGTAAGATATTTACATTGAAGTATGATTTAAGTGACGATCAAGTTAAATTCACTAAATATGAACTTTGGGACTATGATGAAGATATGAATGGTAAAGTGGCTTTTGCTGATAGAGCTTCTGCTAATAAATTTAAAACCTTACTAATTCAAATATTTAGTAATCCACAATTAGGTTATCCATCTGGATATACTGATGCTGATGACCTTTATGAAAAATTAACTAATACTATTTTAGCTGAGAATTCATTCTCTTCTGATTATGGATTTAAATTAGAAGATGCAGCTGACTACATTAGAACAATATCTCCAAATTTACTTTCCTCAACGATATGAAATACTTAAAAAGATTTAATGAAGAGTTAAAAGCATCTACTTATAGATCAGCTGGTGATAAATTCACTAAGATGGGTCATAAAAGAAGAGGTGCTGAATTATTAGATTATGCGACTCAAGTTGAATTAAGAGAGAAATCTCAAAAGTTAAGACAAGCTCAGGATGAAAATAAAGAGTATGGTCTATTTGATATTACTATGACAAGAGGTTATGGGTCAAATAAGAAAGATGTTTTTTCTGGTAAATTTTATCTACAGATGTGTTTAGAATCTGATTGGTTTAAAGACCAATTATGGGATTGGATATATGAGGGTATGGATTGGCATATGGGAATTGCTATGGAGTTTGCAATTATACCTTCAGATGACGAAACACTTAGAATGTTAGAAACAAGTGAAGACGGGGATATAGTGTATTTTAGAAATAACTCAATGTGGGGAGATGATTATAGATACTGGACAAATAGACTTTGGCTTACACTCTGTGATAAAGGTGCAGTTCCTCTTTGTAGGGCAGGTGCTGGTGGATTTGAAGATAGAGATAGTTTTACATTCCATTTTAATTCAAGAGCAGAAGCTATGAAATTTAGAAACTTATTAGCTAATACATTAGAAGGAAAAGCTAACTGGGGAACTTGGAAAGGTAGAACAATTGCTCAACAATTAAAAGAGGTAATTATTTTAGATGAAGAAGACTGGAGAGAAAAACTAATGGATAAGTTTTTACCAGGTAGAGAAGATGAATATGATATTAATAATCCAGATACATGGCCAAAAAATCCTTTTACAGAGGATACTTATAAAGGAGCTATTGAGGCGGTTAAGAGAATGTCAGTAAATGGTTTATATAGAGATTAAGAGATGAAGTATTTAAAAAGATATGAAGAAGCTGTTGGTGTTAGATTGAATTCAGAATTGAAATCAACTATTGAAGACTTGCTTATTGATTTAAGAGATGAAGATTTTGAGACTAAAGTATCTGAAATAGATTATCATTCTCAAAAAGAAAGAGTCAAAGTTGTTGTAAGTAGGGCTAAAGAATTCACTTATGGAGATATAAAACTTCAAATTGAATCAGTTTGGTCTTATTTAAAATCTGAAGGATTTGAAATAGAACACTTTACTTGTGTAGAAGATGAAAACTTTGAAGAATCAGAAGATGAATTCACAATTAACCAGAAAATTAAAGGTTATCATTGGACAACAGATCCGGAAACATTTGGTGTGAAGTCTATTGAAAAAGAATACCAAAGAAGACCTCAAATTAATAAATCACAAGTTTATGATCCAATGACTTTTGATAGAGTTAATAAATTCACATTTGAGATTTCCTTCACTAAAGATAAAATTGTTGTAGATAAAACAAGAGGTCATCTTTCAACTAATGAAGAATTAAAACCACAAACATATATAAGTGCTGCTGATAAACTGTCTAAGTTAGGTCATATCAAAAGACCTGAGCAACTTAAAGCTTGGGCTGAAACTATTAAGCAAAGAGAAGTAGAAGCTAAACACAAAAAGGCTTTAGAAGAAGCAAAAAAGTTAGGTCAATTTCAATTAAGATTTACTGGTAGATCAGCAAGTGAAATAAGGTTTGCAAACTGTTACATTCAAATTTATTTTAATTCTGACTATTACAAAAATGAGTTGTTACCAGAATGGATGGATTTTGATAGATATAATCTTTGGCCACAATTTATGTTTGGAGTTCATCCAGTTTCAGAAGAAGATTTAGAAGTTTTAGATTGGTATGCTGGTGGTGATATTAAAGGTTATACAAATAGAGCGAATGGTATAATTTGGTTACAAGATATTTATATCAATCTTACTACACAAAATTATACAGATGAAGATCGTGTGAAACTACCACTTACTCCATCGGGTGTAATATCAATTGAGGGGTCTGAATTCAGTGAAGTTTATTTTGCTAATAGAAGGGAAGCAATCAAATTCAGAAACTTATTAGTTGCTCTTTTTGAAGGTGACATCGATTACATACAACCTAATGGTAAAGACTTTAAAGAAGATATATTAGAAACTTGGTGTGAGCATGATGAAAGACCAGTTGAATTGTCAGAGTTTGAAGAATTTATAGATAAGTTAAGAATAACAAGATTAAATTCATTATATAGAGATTAAATTATGAAATACATTATGAAATACTTAAAGAAATTTAACGAATCCACTTCAATTAATTTTGAAAACAATCAATTAGATTTAACATCGACTTGTAAAGTCATTAAAGATATTCTAATTGAATTTCAAGAAAATGATATGGAGTTTGATATATTCACATACGATGATCTAAATTTTAATAATTTGGTTAAAACTCCATTGAAAAAATTACCAACAATGGTAAAAAAATCTATCGAACCTAAAATTTATATAAATTTTGAATTTGATAAAAATTTTATAAAAAATGATTTCTTAAAACCAAGAAAATATAACACCAGTTGGTTTTATAACACACTCAAACATCTTGAGTTTTATTTAGGAGAAGAGTCTTTAAAATTGTTTTTTTGGACTTGTGGTGGTGATTCAAGATTTTCTATTTTAGAATATAATATAGACAATCTCAACAAAAGTTTCAGAGAGGTTTCACCTTCTAATTTTATAGAGTTCGGTATAGTCATATACTAAACTTTTTATTATCTTTTACTGAATATATAGCTATATGAAAATAAAAAAATATAAACAATTTTTAGAATCAAAATCAGACAATATGTGGGATATTATTCCAGAGTCTGTAAAAGATTTACAATTACTTTTCAAATCAAAAGGCAAGAAACTATATGTTGTTGGAGGAGCCGTTAGAGACTTCTTAACTGGAGATACTCCTAAAGACTTTGACTTAGCGACTGATGCACTTCCAGATGAAGTATTAGAAATATTAGGAAATAAATACAAAACCAATTTACAGGGTAAGGCATTCGGAGTTGTTGTTGTATTTACCAACGATCAACCAATGGGTATGGAAATTGCTACATTCAGAGAAGATGTTTCAAAAGGTAGAAACCCTGAAGTAAAATTAGGAGTTACTATTGAAGATGATGTTAAACGAAGAGACTTAACATATAATGCGCTTTTTTACGATTTAGATAAAAAAGAAATAGTTGATTTGACTGGTGGTCGTGAACATTTAGAGCAAGGTGTCACTCAAATGGTTGGTGATCCGATTGAAAGATTTGATGAAGATTCTTTAAGAATTTTAAGAGCTTTCCGTTTTGCTTCAAGATATGGACACCCACTACATAAAGATACCGAGAAGGCAATTGAAAAAAGAAAACAATTAGAAAACATTGATCCTGAAAGTGGTGAAATGAAAAGAATTTCTCAAGAAAGAATTTGGGAAGAAATGTGCAAGTCTTGGAAACAAGCAAAAGACTATAGAAATTATCTTAACTTCTTTACTAAATTTGATATGTGGTCTGAAGTATTTCCAGGATCTAACATCAATACTGAATTAGTTGATAGTAAAGACTTTGTTGTTGTGATTGCCAACCTTTTTAAAAATGAGAATACAGATGGTTTAGAAAAAAGATTAGTGCAAGAATATAGAATAGATTCTCAGATAGCTTCTAAAGTTGTCTTTTTAATTAGACTTTTAGAATTAACAGCAGATACTGCATTTGATTTACATAAATCAAAATTACAATGTCATATAGAAGATAAAACTATTTTAGAATGGTTTAGAGCGTTAGGTATAAATGATCCAGTAAAAATAAAGTTTGTAGAATACAAACCAACAACATCTGCTCAGGAATTGATGTCACAAGGTTTCAAAGGAAAAGACTTAGGTGATGAAATAAAAAGAATTGAAATTGAAAATTTCAAACAAATGCTCAACTAAACACAATCAATGTTAATTTTTTTTACGTATATGCTAAAGTATTGGTATTTTATATATCACTATTATAAAAAAATCGTAAAAACTAAAAAAAAAAATTACATATATAATTTATGAGAAATTTTATTTCAATTCTATTTTTAATACTTTCCACTACACTTTTTTCTCAGAATTGCCCATTTATAGGTCCTGATATTTTTTTACCTTGTGGACAAAATTCAACAACTCTTACTGCGGACCTTAGTCAATGTGGTGCTGGATTAAATCCAAATTCAACCACAACTTATCAAAATTCACAAATTAATTTTGTCAATCAAACAAATACTGGTACATCAATTCAAATGACAGATGACTCACAACAGGGTCCTTTTCAAATTGGATTTACCTTTTGTTTTTATGGCAATTCCTATACACAATTTTATATAGGCAGTAATGGATGGATATCATTTTCACCAAATCAACCAACAACATATACTTCCGCTAATGTTCCTTCAAATGCTACTCCTGTTAACTCAGTTATGGGTGTTTGGCAGGATTGGAATCCAGCATTAGGTGGTCAAATTAGGTATCAAGTTCAAGGCACTGCGCCTTGTCGTAAATTAGTTGTAAGTTGGATTAATGTTCCGATGTATTCTTGTACATCAATTACTGGTACATTTCATATAGTTTTATATGAGTCTACAAATGTAATAGAGGTTCATACACAAAATAAACAGTTCTGTGCTTGGGCAAATGGAACGGCCACTCAGTGTGTTCAAAATTCAAATGGTACTCAGGCCGTGGTAACTCCTGGAAGAAACTCAACACAATGGACTGCTCAAAATGATGGGAGAAGATGGGTACCGTCTGGTGCTGTTATCACACCAACACCAACCTGGTATCAAGTAGGAAATCCAGTTGCAATCGGAACAGGACTAACAATTAATGTTACACCGCCTCAAGCAGGTGCTTATTACACTTGTAAATTAGAATACCCAGCTTGTTTTGCTGGTTGGTCAAGTTGTAATTCACAGACAGGGCTGCCACCTGACACTATATTTGTTCAGCCCGGTCCTGTTAATCTATCACAACCTTTAGTACAAATTACTAATCCATCTTGTAATGGTGATTGTGATGGTGCTGCTACATTAACACCACAAAATGGCACTCCACCATTTACTATTACTTGGTCTACTGGTACTATTGGGGCTACTATTGGTGGTCTTTGTGCAGGAAGCTATACTGCGAATGTTTTGGATGCTCAAGGCTGTAGTGTAGTTACAAATCCTATTGTACTTATAGATTCACCTATACCAACAACCTCAAATATTACAGGTCCAGATACTATTTGTGTTGGTTCAAACTCTGAAGTTTTTTTTGTTTCGGTTAATCCTAATTTTCAATATATTTGGCAATCAACAGGTAATATAATATCTGGTCAAGGTTCTAATCAGATTGTTATTGACTTTTCACAAAATAGCGGACAAGTAATTACTGAAGTAACTCCTGTAGAAAATGGTTGTTTAGGATTGCCTGTACAGATAGTTTCAACTATACTAGATATCAATCCATTAATTACTCAGATAGGTCCTTTTTGTATCTATGAGAGTTGTCAGCAATTGTCAGCAATACCAACTGGAGGTCAATTTTCTGGATTAGGTGTAAACGGCAGTTTATTCTGTCCGAGTCAAACTAATTTGCCTATCAATCAGGTAATTTATTCCTATACTTTATCAGGTTGTCAATTTCAAACAACTTCAGATATTGTGGTTACGCCAAAACCTGAAATAGTCGAAATCAATCCAGATAACGCATTTATTCAAATATGTGATGAAGACTCAGCGAGTGTTAGTCTTTCGGTAACATCAAGTCAAGAACCTTCAAATCATTTTTGGATTTTAAATGGTGATACAATACAATCTCAAAATCTATTAGCTAATTTTTCAGAAGGCATCAGTAACATATCTGTTTATGTAGAATCTAATGGTTGTTTTTCTGAAATTGAGACAACAACCGTTAATATATCAGTTTGTCCTGAGGTAATTTATTACATACCTAATTCTTTTACACCAGATGATGATGAGCATAATCAAGTTTTTGAGGTAGTCTTTACATCTGGGTTTTCACCAGCTGAGTTTCATTTAGAAATTTGGAATAGATGGGGAGAAATTGTTTGGGAGTCTTTCGATCACAATGCTAAGTGGGATGGTACATATGGTGGAAAACCTTGTCAAAGTGGTATATATACTTGGAAAATAAGATTTGGAAACGAAGATAATGATGGATTCAATCTTATAAACGGACATGTCAATCTATTAAGATAATCTTTATTTTCTTTTTAATATATAATCATTATGATTTACTATGTAGAATATTTAAAAGATGTATTGGGTAATAATTACTTAGGTCTTAAAATTCAAAATGAAATAGTTCAACCCTTTCTGAACGAACTTCAAGATTCAATTGGAGAAGATGATTTTAAACAATTTACGGATTTACAAAAATCAAGAGATTTAGGTAAGTATCATCTAACTGTAATTAATGTAGGTGAGTATAATCGTTTATCTAAAGAAATAGGAATTGATAAGTTTGTAAATTCTTTAGATTACATTTTTAGTTATGAGATAGATGATTTAAAAATGAAAGGTATAGGCACTGCTGAAAGGAGTGGTAATAGGTCCTTCTTTATTGTTTGTCAAAGTGACAAATTAAATGCCGTGAGAAAGAGATATGGTCTACCTGATTTTGACTTTCACATTACAATTGGTTTTAAATTTAAAGATGTTCATGGTGTAAGAAAAAATGAAATTTTTGAAAAAGAAAGTAAATTTATAAAACTTTTAAGAAATCATTTTTATAACAATGACAATTGGAATTTTATCAAAAATTTAGATAATTATGACTTAAGTAAAGATTCAGAAATTATACCGATTAAGATAACAAATTCAATAATGAAGGTTAGGTGTGAGTCTTACTATCTTGATATTTCTTATTTAGAGGATGGTGAGAAATTTAGAGTAGTATCAAAATATCCGGTAGTAGAAGACTTACCAAGACTTTCAGAAACAGAGATAGCAAAAATTTTAAACAAAAAATAAGTAAACTTATGGCACTATTCAATTATTACAGCTTAGATGAATGCACAGACAAAAAAGGCATTGTAAAGAAATTAAAAGAATTAAAGAAGGAAGGAAAAATCGAATTTGATCTAGATGGTGATGTTTTCAAAATTGTAGATATAGATTTAGAAGAAGAAGAGGTTGATGAACTTATAGAATCATTTGATGAAAATGATGTGTTCCCTTACTTAGAAAGAGAAGATGAGAGTGATGATGAAGATGATGATATGTATTATGACTATGACGACGACAACGATTATTAAAAAAAGAAAGCCAACTAATTTAGTTGGCTTTTTCTTTTGATTCAGATGCGTATTTGACACCCATTATTGTTCCAACAATACTAAATGAGTTTGTTAGTAAAATACCTATTATATTTGACCAAGTAGATCCTATAACGGCAGTGTCAACTCCTGTAAAAAGAGCAATTAGATAAACAGCAGTGGTAACAATACCAACTCCTAAAATAACCCATAGTGCAACTCTTATTATAGTCCCTATCAGTTCAAACTGAGTCTTCTTCTGTATTAGGTCTAAATCATTCTCAGCGGCTAATTTAGCATTTTCAGCCTCAATTTTAGCTTTTTCCGCTTCTATTCTAGCACTTTCAGCTTCTTCCTTAGCCGATTCAGCCTCTACAGTAGCTTGTTGAGCCTCGAACATAGATTTTTCAGTTTTTTCTAATGAAAGTTTCAGCTCTTCTTGAATCTTTTCATTTCCCTCTTTCCATTTGATGAGTTCATTATTTTGAGATTGAACTTGTCTTGTGATTTCTAATCTTTTTCTTCTACTTTCTTTGTCTTTATTTAAAGCTTCATCAATATATTTTTGAAATTCATCATCTCCTTCAGAATCAATTACTTTCAATATATTACCCTCTAAGGCAATTCTTCTTTCATGCCATAGATCAAGCAATTGTTTCTTTGTCTCCTTATTTAACTTCATATAGTTTTTATTTATAAATTTTGAATGGTAGTGTTCTATTTTTAAATCCGTCGTAATCTTTTCTAAATTCTTCAAGTCTAGGTTCTATATCATCTGACTTAATAATCCAAAATTGAGCTCCTGCTTTTAAAGCTTTAGCTTGTTCATCTGGTTCATTTGATGATGAGATTATTCCAATAACAAACCCGTCACCATATTCAAAATTTATTTTTCTAATAAGCTCTATACCATCAAAAGAAGAGCCAATAATATTTAAGTCTACAAAAACACACTCAGGTCTTTTTCCACCGGTTCCATCAAACCAACCTTTGAATAGTTTTGCAGCCTCGTCTGCTGAAGTTAAACTCTCTAATGAAAGTGTAATGTCTAAAAGACTACAAGCGTCTTCAAATACAAGATGAAAAAGATCTTCATCGTCTACTAATAAAATTGAATCAATCATATATTTTAATTTTTAATTTTGTCCCACCATTTTTAATTTTGTGGCAGGTAATTGTAAATTTATGCTCTTTAAGTATTGCAATACAAATGTTAAGACCAAGTCCTGTTCCTGATTCTTTTTGGTCTTTTTTTCTAACATAGGGTTTTGATAGTTCGTCAAAATCTTTTTGACTTATACCTCTACCATTATCCTCTACACAAATAAATTTATCTTCTAAATAAACTTTAACCCATTTAGTATCACTGTCATTATACTTTAACCCATTTCTAATTAGATTATCGATAGATGTGCAAAAAAGAGCTTCATTGACTTCTAATGATGGTAGATTATCATCTAAAATAACTTGTGATTTGTAAGAGGTTGATGAAAGATAATCTGATAAAATTTCTTTTATATTACACTCTTCTTTATTTAAAACCACATCTTTTTTTACTAAGTTGGTAAATTCATATACTCCTTTATAAACTTTTTGTGCGTGTTTTAGTCCTTCTTTTATCATTTTAAGAGGAGCTTCTATTTTAAGATTTTTTATATCTTCTTCTGATAATCTTCTCTCAAGTGAATTAACTCCTCTAGGCATATAAGTATTAATACCAGAGTGCATGTCATGTCTTAATATTTTAGCAGCATGTTCTAGATAAGTATTCTTCTTTTCTATTTCTATTGATTGTAAAACTTTATCAGTGATATCAGTTGCAATTTTCATTATCCTTATAACATTTCCTTCGCTATCAAAAATTGGATTATATGTTGCTTGTAACCAAACTTCACTACCATCTTTTTTAATTCTTTTAAATTCCGAAGCTTCGAAATCACCTTTTTTTAATTTATTCCAAAATTTACTATATTCTTTTGATTCAGAGAATTCTTTTTCAACAAAAATACTGTGATGCTTTCCTATAATATCCTTCATTTTATAACCCATACTATGGCAAAAATTATTATTAGCATATTTTACATAACCTAATGTATCAAATTCTATAACTAAGTTAGATTGATTGATAGCATTCATTCTATCTCTAATATCTAGTTCTTTTTTCTTTAGATCGGATACGTCTTGTCTTATTGACATAAATCCAATTAACTCGTCTGTTTCTGGATCAAACTCAGCTTTAATATAAGTATCAACATAATAAAGATGCCCACCTTTAGCCCTATTTGTAACAATAAAGTTCCATACTTTTCTATTTTTTACGGTTTCTTTATACATTTCTTTCCATAAGTCTGATGGATGTATTCCTGAATTTACAATATTGTGATCTTTACCTAATAATTCATCTAAATTCCAACCTGAGACTTCTGTAAATTTCTTATTTGCATAAGTTATTTTACCACATTCATCTGTTTTAGAGACAAGTGCTGACTCTTCAATAAATTTTTCAATTTCTTCAATTTGTTTCTTTTGATTATTACCTTCTTTAATTGAATAAGCAAATGAATAAAGCGTTGATAACATCTGTGCAAAATTAACTTCAGCTTCTTTCCATTCTCTTAAAGTAAGACTTTCAATACAAATAACTCCAATTGTTTCTCCTTTATAAGTTATCGGGACATCTAGCATTGATTTTACCCCTAATGGTTTAAGATAAACTTCTGTAAAACAAGAGGTCGCGGAGTGTTTCTCAGCATCATTTGCTATAATAATTGGATCGATTTCTAAATACATAAAATAGTTCTCAAAATCTTTTCTGAATAGTTCAATATCAGTATACCAATGATCCTCACTCTTTATATAAAGTTGTTTACAAATAATAGATGTTTTGTCTTCGTTATATAACCATACTGAACATCTATCTGTGTTAATAGTATTAGTTACTTCTCTTGTTAATGTCCTGGCACCATCGTTCACTCTGCCTTCGTAGAACAAAGAATTTCTACTTTGAGAAATAATTACGTTTTTTAGTTTTCTTTGATATTCTACCTCCTCTCTGGTTTTCTTATTTCTTCTAATTGTTTCAAATATAAAAACGCCAAAAAATGGAATCAAAGCTAAAAATAAAGACATTCCAATATATCCAATGCCATCAACATAGTCAATGAAATGAAAAACTACTAAAGATTGAGTCGTTATAAAAATTAACAACAAAATTGATGACAATAAAATAGATAATTTTGTAAGCCTAGTCATATTGTGGTATATATTTCATTAGGAAAATCAAATATTAATTCTTATATTTGTAATATCAATAAAAAACCTATGAATTTTAAGATAAAATTAGATACGCTTTACACATGTGATAGTAATGGGAACACTTCCAGGAAAATATGTGATTCAGTTAATTATGCTAATTTTTCTGAAAAAGAAAAAATATTTATTGTAACTTATTTAAATGGTGTTGTTGAGACTAGAGATATCTATGGAAATAGAATAAGAAAAATATGTGAGGGTGCTATTGAGGCAAAATTTCAAGATACTAATATAGTGGTTAGGACTAAATCTGAAACACAACTCAGAGATCGGTATGGTAATGTAATTAAAAGATACTAAAATGGAATGTCGTCAGCCTTGTAAAGAGTGTCCTTGGAGAAATAAAAATCAACATAGTCTTAAATTCAGAAACTATGTTGAAAAAATGAAATCCATTGGTAAAATAACTAATCACAAATGCCATATGATATCAAATGATGTGTGGGGTTATAAATCAGATATCAACAATAGTAATAAATGTGTTGGTAGTAAATTCTTTATTGATAAATAATATATACTAAGTGAAGTATATAAAAAACTTTCTATTATTTGAGTCAATCTACACTACAGATGAATACACAAGTTCGCTGATAAATATTATATCTGATTATGATATCACACAGCTTAATTTAATTAAAGTTTTAGACAAAAAGTCTGATGAAATTAATCAAGCTATGTCTGATGGAGTTCCACCTCAAGAGTATGCGAAAAATTTATTACATGAATTAGAGTTGACTAAAAATGGAAATTACAATGGTTTTATAAAAACATTTAGAAGTCAGTCAAAATATTTATAAATTGACTATCAGAATTCCAGGGTTAAACTCTATCTCTATAACTTTAAATCCATAATCTTTACATGTTTCATAAACAATCTCTTTCATTCTGTGACTTATACCAGTGACAATCTCAACAGATTGTGATTTTCTTTGCATATTTTCCCAAAAAAAACTATCTAATGTTTTCTGCACATCGATATGTCTTATTCCGTGTAGATCTAATTTATTCATAATTATTAATAATT